CACTGGTGATGTAAACATCTTAGGTATCTTAACTGCTACAGTTATTCAGTTAGATGCGTTCCAGAAAAATGACACCTCTATTGCTCTAGATGATTCTGGTAGTGATGGCACTATCAGATTTAACACTGATAATGTTGAAGGTATGCGTCTTGATGCCAATCAGAAGTTGGGTATCGGAACTGCATCACCTAGAGATAGACTTGATGTTTTAGATACTGCTCAATTTGAGCGTGTTAATATAACTGGTGTTTCAACATACGGTGGCGATCTTGATATCAATGCAGATGTAGACATATCATCAAACCTAAATGTCACAGGTGTATCTACATTTGTTGACGATATTGTCATAGGTGTTGCTGGTACAGTTGGATTTGCAACTGATGGTCACTTTGCTGACTCTGCTAATCTTACATTTGGTCATGGACAAGATTTAAAAATCTACCATACGGGTGATAATAGTTACATCAGAGATGATGGAACTGGACAGTTCATTATTCAATCTGATAACTATATCTCTCTTCAAAAAACAAATGGAGAGAATCTTGCCAACTTTATAACAGATTCTAGAGTAGAGCTCTTCCACGATAATACAAAACGCTTAGAAACTACAGACTATGGCGTGTATGTTAGTGATACTCTTAAGACTAGAGTTGCTATTACAACTAACGCATTTATTGATGTAGGTGTTGTAACATCTCTTACAGGTACTGCAGCAACAATTACAACAATTGATGTTACTAATCTAGATGTACTTGACGCTAAGATTAATGCTGGTTTAGCAACTAACTTTGCTATTACTAACGCTAGGATTCAAACTGGTATTGCTACTGAGATGACCTTTGCTGGTTTCTCTACCTTTGTTGGTATAGCAACCTTCCAGCAAGATGTATTTGTTGCTGGTAACTTGAATGTAATTGGTGATGTTTACTATGATGAAGTTCAAGGTAGAAACTTAAATGTAACTGGTATCAGTACACTCAACTTAACTGTCATTAGTGGAGTTGCTACTATATCTGATATCAAGATTGGTGCAGGTAGTTCTAGTACTAAGATTGAAACTAATAGTGGAGAACTTGTTCTTGATTCTGCATCAGGTCAAGTAACAATCCAAGATAACTTTAATGTTGTTGGTTACGCTACATTTAAGAACGGTTTATACTATCGCTCAGATCAAGGAGGAAGCACTGGTATTGGATACAGTGGTCCTAATGGTATGGGTTACTTTGAAGCAGATGGTAGATTAGTAAGTACAGCAAGTACAGTTGGATTCCTAACTACTTCTAACTATGTTATGACCACGAACGCTGCTGGAGTTCCAACATGGTCTGACTCTATCGATGGAGGATTCTTCTAATGGCAAAACCAAATAGTAGACTAACATTACAAGATTATGTTTTTAGGCAATTAGGTGCTCCTATATTGGAGATCAATGTTGCCGATGAACAGTTTGATGATTTATTAGATGATTCATTACAATTGTTTTATGAAAGACATTTTGATGGAGTTGAAAAGGTATTACTTAAGTATAAAATTACCACTGAGGATATACGATCTGGTAGAGCAAGAGGTGGTGGTTTTGATGTGGGTATTACAACTACAACTCAAGGAACTGATGCATTTGAAGAAAATTCTAATTTTATAACTGTACCTGACTCTGTTATTGGTATAGAAAGAATTCATCAATTTGATAATAATGCTATTAGTAGTGGTATGTACAATATTAAATACCAATTGTTCCTTAATGATATTGCGTTCAATTTAGGATATAATGGTCTTCTAAATTATTCAATGACTAAAACATATCTTGAAGATATTAATTTCCTTCTAACAACAACTCCACAAATAAGATATAATAAAAGAAATAATAGATTATACATAGATTGTGATTGGGCATCCATAACAGAAAATACATACATTCTAATAGAGTGTTATAGAATAATGGATCCAGCAAATTACAGTTCAGTTTATAATGATCATTTCCTGAAAAAATATCTAACAGCAAAAACAAAAAAACAATGGGGACAAAATCTTATAAAGTTCCAAGGTGTTAAATTGCCAGGTGGTGTAGAACTTAATGGTAGACAATTATACGAAGATGCTGATTTTGAGATAAGAGAAATAGAAGAGAAGATGCAAGATACATATGAAATGCCAGTTCTTGATATGATAGGCTAATGCCATTAAATCCTTTTTTCCAACATGGTTCACCTGATGAGCAGCGATTAGTTCAGCAGCTTGTTGATGAACAGATTGGAATGTTTGGTTTAGATTGCTACTACATTCCTAGGAAACAAATAGTTACTGATGATATTTTAGGTGAAGTTCAATCATCAAAATTCAACGATAATTATATTATCGAAGCATACCTAAACAACTATGAGGGTTATGCTAAGGGTAGTGATGTAATGACTAAGTTTGGTATAAATTTACAGAATGAAATTACTTTAACAATATCAAGAGAAAGATTTGAGGATTTTATTGCTCCTTTTCAATTTAACTCTACTAACTTGCAAGGTGCATTAGACGGTGATATAGATTTTGGTACTAGACCCAAAGAAGGAGATCTTATATTTTTCCCATTAGGAGAGAGACTATTTGAAATTAAACAGGTAGAACATGAGAGTCCTTTTTTCCAGTTAGGTAAAAACTATACATACGAACTTCAATGTGAACTCTTCCAGTTACAAGACGAAATTATCGATACGAATGTTGCTGCTATAGATACCAGACTAAGCGAAGAAGGATATATTACTACAGTAAGTCTTGCTGGTATAGGATCGACTGCTAAGGCATCTGTTGATACCTTTGCACTAAACGGTTCAATACAGAAGATTACATTGAATGATGATGGTTCTGGGTATACCACACCACCTTCAGTTATTGTTCAGACATCTCCTGCTGGTGTATCTACATCATTGGGTCAATGTGTTGCTATTACTACAAGTAAAGGTAATCTAAATGCTATTGATTTCGTTGCACTAACTAATCCTGGTTTTGCTTATGTTGAACCACCTATCATTGGATTTGGTACGCCAGGTGTCGGTGCTGCTGCAACTTCGACATTAACTAATAGTGGTATTTCATCTATTAGAATTACTCAACCAGGTGTTAACTATGTTACTCCTCCTCTAATTACTATTCAACATCCTCAGTTTGTTGATAAGCAATATGAGTTTACTGGTGTTGCTACTGCTGGAACAATGCAGATCAGTGGAATTAATACTATGGCAAATATTGCTATTGGTCATACTATTAACTTCAAGTCACTTGGTGCTGTAACACTTTCTGGTGGAGGAATTGTAACTTCTATTGGTACTAATAGTATTGGTATTGGTACTTCTATAGGAGGTACTGGCACTGTTAATACAACCTTTATTGGTACTGGTGCTATGGTTGGTGCTAAGGCAGGTCAGATACAAGCAACTGCTGTTGCAACTCTATCTGGTTCCAGCATGTTTAGAATATATCTAACAGATGCAGGTTCTGGTTATGAGAACACTCCTACTATTTCAATCTCTGCTCCTTTGAGTACAGGTATAGGAACATATCATCTTAATGAGAGGGTAGTTGGATCTGATTCTGGTACTGAAGCATATGTTAAGAGTTGGGACTCTGTTAATAGAAAATTAGAAGTTTCGATAAATACAGGTGATTTCAGGTCTGGTGAGTATATTACTGGAACTGCATCATCTGCTAGATATCAAGTGTTCTCTTATTCTGATGACTTGAGTACTCAAGCTTCAGGAGATGAATTCTTTATGAATGATGAGTTTGAAGCAGCAGCAGACGAACTTCTCGACTTTACTGAGAAAAATCCCTTTGGAGATGTATAATGTTAGGTACTTATTTTTACCACGAAATTTTACGAAAGACTGTTATTTCATTTGGTACACTTTTTAATGATATCAATGTTCGCCATGATGACAGGAGTGGGGCAACTATTAGTGAAACTAAGGTTCCATTAATATATGGTCCTAAGCAAAAGTTTTTAGCAAAACTTGAACAGCAAGAAGAATTGACAAAGGCAACTGCTATTACATTGCCTAGAATGTCATTTGAAATGTCTTCTATGAATTATGATCCTAGTAGAAAAGGTAGTATTACCAGAACTTTTAAAGCAGTAGATAAAACAGATAGTACAAAAACAAAGAAAGTTTATTTACCAGTTCCATATAATGTTGGGTTTGAACTCAATGTTATGACAAAATTGAATGATGATGCGTTACAGATCGTAGAACAGATACTTCCATTCTTCCAACCAGCGTACAATATTACAATTGATCTTGTAGATTCTATTGGAGAAAAAAGAGATATACCTGTCGTACTTGAAAATATATCATTTAGTGATGAGTATGAGGGAGACTTTACAACTAGACGAGTGTTAATGTACACTTTTAATTTTACTGCTAAAACTTACCTCTTTGGTCCTGTTGCTGAGAGCACAGATGGTCTTATTAAGAAGGCACAGGTTGACTACTATGCTGATACTAATACTAGAACAGCTAAGCGTGAGATGAGGTATGCAGTGACTCCTGATCCTATTAGTGCTGGACCTGAGGATGACTTTGGATTCAGTGAAACCACTACAATGTATGGTGATTCTAAAAAGTACAGTCCTACTAGACAGGAGGATGTCTAATGACTAAAGAAATAGATGATGCATTAAATACTACATCTGATGATCATGAGTATGTGCAAAAATTTAATAGACATAAAAGTCTACCTGAGAAAAAAGATCATGGTGTAGAGATAGATAAAGACTATCAATACTCTAGAGCACAGTTATATACTTTGATCGAAAAGGGTCAAGAGGTATTGAATGGTGTAATGGATGTTGCTGATAGTTCTGGTTCACCAAGAGCATATGAAGTAGCAGGTCAGGTATTAAAGTCTACTGCAGATATTGCAGATAAACTGATGGATCTTCAAAAAAAGGTAAAAGAAATTGACGAGACTAAAAATAAAACTACAAATAATGTTACTAATAACGCTATTTTCACTGGCAGCACTGCAGAGTTGCAGAAACTCATCAAGCAAGGATTAATGGGTGATAAATAGGGGTGTGTTATAATAGAAACAATGTCTGAAGAAGTTAAAGAGGACAAACCAAAAGGTGTTCTCGGAAAATTAAAAGACAAAATCTTACCCGATGAAGATGAGCAAGCTGCTATCATTAGTACATTTGTTCGTCTTGGGGTGTTGGTTTGGTCTGGAGGAATATTAACTTTAAATTATGTTGCCATTCCAGGTGTTCCTCAACAGAAAATAGATCCAACTTTTATAGCTTCAGTTTTTACAGGAGTTTTAGCTAGCTTCGGAATTCAAACTGCATCTAAGAAAGGTGATGGAACGATGAAGATGAATGGTAATGGTGGTGCAGGTAAAAATGGTGGTCCTACACAAACAATTGTGATAGAACAAGCACCACTAAAAATAATTGCTGAGTCACCTAAAAAATCTGAAACTTACAAAATGTAGTCATGCAAAAAATTATTAATGTACTTGCTGTTGCGTCTAGCGTTGTATCTCTTGCCGTTGTTGGCAGTGGGGTATATGTATATGTCAACAGAGATTCAATTGTTGATGGAGTTAAATCACAAGTTATGGAAGCTGTTACTGGATCTCTGGGAGCAAGTATTCCAGGTTTGGGATCAAATGACTTGATGCCATCTCTACCACAAGCATCACAATCACCACTACCTGTTGGTGAGAATGCTGCTGCTGGCGGTCCTGTTGGATTTGGTATTCCTAACTTTTAAATAATGTTTTCTTGTAGACCTGTTTGTCCACCTGTAACAGGGTGGATGGAAGTTGGATTGAATAAAGAAGTTATAGGTTACCTTTGGGATAGAATCTCTGTAGCATCAGGATCTGCTAAAGGTCAATTGGCAGGACATATATCTTCAAGCTTAGATTTAGTAGACAAAGATAATTATTTTTCAAATATTTTAATAGGATGTGCTAATCAATATAACAAACATTTTCCATATACACCAAAGAAGTTAAATCATATGAAGGTTGATGGATTGAAGTTAAATGGTTTTTGGGTTAATAGACAAAAACAACATGAGTTCAATCCATCCCATGATCATGGTGGAGTATTCTCTTTTGTGGTTTGGATGAAGATACCAACATCCAGTGCTGAACAGAATAGTCAGGGATTCCTAAAAGAGGTACATAACTCTGTAGCATCTGACTTTGAGATGTCATACATAGATACATCTGGTGTAATAAGTTCTTATATCTACAAAATGAACCCAGATATGGAAGGCAACATGCTATTCTTCCCATCATCATTTCGACACGGTGTCTATCCGTTTTATAATTCTGAGGAGGATAGGGTCTCAATATCAGGAAACTTGTATTACACCTAAACCGTATGCTATAATCGGAGGGCACTATGACGAGGTTACCCATGAAGATTATTAATGAACAAGGGGAAACAGTCTACGAGTGTCCTAATTGTGGTCATCAAACTAAGTCAGTACAAGGTATGATACAGGGACACATGAAGTATTTTTGCAAAAAAACACCTAGATGAATCTATTTTATATAGAGTACCATAAAGTTTTTTGTAGAGAGTGGGCTTGGGCAAAAGATAAAATACTCTCTATGGTTCCGTTTGGAGATACATCATTAAGAGATCATAATATATCATTCACAGATTATTTTAAGAAAGACATACCCGAATATAGTGAACTTTTTCTGTCTATTGTTAGACCAGAATTAGAAAGTTTTATAAAAAAATCAGATTACAAATTTAATGATGTAACTGCATTGTGGTGTCAAAGATACAACAAAGGAGATTATTTTCAACCACATGATCATGGTGGTGTAGGATACTCTGCTATATTCTATGCAGAGTACGATGAAAAGAAACATGGAAGCACTACATTCTTCTCACCATTTCAAGATGTTCATGGGCATAGAAAATCATTCAGTCCATCAGTCGTAGAAGGTGACCTAATAATATTTCCTGCAAATATAATGCACATGGCTCCTAATAATACTAGTGATACACATAGAACTATCTTCTCGTTCAACCTAATATAAATAAATCTGTAGCATATTGTGTAATATGAAACTAGATGAAGGTGGTCTCTCTAGAGTAATTAGTAGAGCAAAAGATAAAAAACAATCTCATGCAACTGTGTCTGCTGAGAGAGGTGACAAATCCAAAAAGGAAAATAAAGCTCGTTCTAAGCAATTAGAGAAAGATCTTCGTGGTAGAGGATATGGTCCTAAAAAAACAACAGGTACATATTCTGAGAAAGATAGTAAGACTGGTAAGGAAACTAAAGTTAAAGAAAGATCTTATTTTGTTACCTCAGGTAAGAAAGGTAAAAGAAAATTTAAAAAGGATATGAAGAAGGTTGCTGCAAAGCATAACCAAGATTCAGTTCTAGTTAAACAAAAAGGCAGTTCAACTGCTAAGTTACATGCCACTAGAAAAGGTGGACTAGGAAAGTCTAAGAGTGCAACCGCAGGTAAACTCAAAGCAAAGAAAGGAGAATTTAGTACTCAAGTTGGGAAAAAACACATGACCTATGAATCTATTCTAAACAAAGCAGAAGTTTTGAGACAGGAGTTTGCAGAAGGGAAGAAAAAAGGTCTATGGGACAACATCCATGCAAAAAGAAAGCGTGGTGAAGCACCTGCTAAAAAAGGAGATAAAGATTATCCTAAGACACTGAATGTGGAAGGAACATCTTATGGTTTGTATAAAGGAGATGGCAAACCAAAAGGTGCTATGAAAAATTTTCTTGACAAGAGAGCAGAAGCAGCAAAGAAGAAGAAAAAGGTAAAGCATGATTGCTCATCTAAAGTAAAACATGAAGAGTATGGTATAGGTGATTGCATCAAAGAAATGCATACTCTTGATGAGTATGGTGACATCACACATTATGATGTATTGTTTAGTCATGGTGTAGAAAAGAATGTTCCTGTTAAAAAGTTAACTAGTCTTGTTAGTGAAATGCATGAGCATTATATTAATGATGATAAAAATGCAGAAGTTGCTGAAGCAAAGGTTGATATGAAGACCCCAGACTATAAGAGAGCAACTGTTAGAGATAAGAGATATGGTAATCCTCATGGATCACATGAACTAGGTGGTGGTATCAGAAAAGATAGAAGAGCAGATCACGAAGCAAGGCGTGGTGTTAAGAAGGAAGAGATCGAAATGACTCGTAAGGAATACAATAAACTTCATAAAGATTTTAAGAGTGACGATCCTAAGAATCCTAGAACTACAAGGTATGTTAAAGGTAAGGGCACAGTCTCCTCACCTGTTAAGTTTGTCGGTGAAGAGAAAAAAGAAAAGAATTGTGGATGTGGTCAAGATCCTTGCATCACTTATGGAGATCATCGTCATAAGAAAGACAAAGTTACTGAAGCAAAGGTAGATAAAGGTCGTAGTGACTACGGTAAAGCATCTATCAGGAACTACAGAAGAAAAGGACCAGGTCACGGTGATCCTGGTATGTTTGACCCATCAGGTAAGAGAGGTAAGACCATTGATCTTCGTAGAAAAGAACATGAGGCAAGGAGAGGTAAGAAAGGAGCAAAGGTTCCAGCATATAAGGTAGAACATCATCAGAAAGATAAAGATGGTAATACAATTCCACATGAAGATCTTAATGAACTCAAGACTTCAACTCTACTAAGTTATACTCAGAAAGCAACAAACCGTTTAGCATTTGATGGTGATGGTAAAAAGAAAGCTATCAAAAGAGCTAAGGGAGTTAAAAACGCAGCAGGTAAATTGGCAATGAGGGCAACTGATCCAGATGGTTCAATGGGATTCAATAAGAACCCTAAGAACGAAGATACTATTCCTAGTAAAAATTTCAGTTCATTTATGGAATCTGCTTGGCAGAGAAAGGAAGGTAAGAACAAGACAGGTGGTCTAAATGAGAAAGGTAGAAAATCTTACGAGAGAGAAAATCCTGGTAGCGATTTAAAAGCACCACAACCTGAAGGTGGACCTAGAAAAAAATCTTTTTGTGCTAGAATGGGTGGTGTTAAAGGACCGATGAAAAAACCTAACGGTGAACCCACTCGTAAGGCATTGGCACTCAGAAAATGGAAATGCTAATTGGCAAACTTTGAAATTTCTAATGTAACAAAAGACATACCAGTCTTTACCACAACTCTTGAACTTGCTGCAGTCAACTCTAAGATTGCTGTTGTTAAAACAGCCTCGAAAGAGAATGCATTAAAAAATCTAATCAAAGATCATAGGAGACAATATCCAGAAGGATATCGTAGTAATGTTCAAGCATGGAGGAGTGATTGGTTTACCCATAAAAAAGATCCTAGATTTCAACCTTTTGTTGATGTCTGTACAGAAGCATGTAATTTTTTATCTAGAAAACATTTTAATGCAGATGCTGAATTAATTTGTTCTAATATGTGGGTGGTGGAATATGTTGATGGAGATTGGACAAAAGAGCACGATCATTTTCCTGATGTTATGTCTTGTGTATATTTTGTAGATGTTGAAGATAACTGTGCACCTATAATTTTTGAAAACTCTTTAGAGATAAAACCAGAGAATAATATGTTGATATTTTTCCCATCATTATTGAAACATAAAGTCCCACCAACTGATGCTAAAAGAACTGTTATATCGATGAATTTTAGATTGAGGTCATGTATGCCAAATGTTAAGTATAACAACAGTTATGCAGGTTTTTATTGATCCCCTAACTGAGTGTTGGAGTCCACACTGAACTAAGCAAAATTACTCAAATTATGCTATAAATATGTTACAGTATGGGATTGAAAGATCATGCCCCTGACTAAACATTATACGGTTGGTTATCACGATAATCATAATCAACATGCAGAAATTTGTGAGTATGCAGATAACGCATATCAAGCAATACAGTTTGCAAGAGAGGATCTCCCCGATTTGATCGGACCTCACTCAACGGAATATTGCTTGCTAGAATCATGAGTAATATAACAAAAAACAAACATGAGATAATGTGGTGGATGAGTAGACTCACCATCATGGGAGTATCTTTATCACTAGCAGTAACACTTGCAGCACAGGCATGGGTATAGTATTATAAATTATATTAATTACATACATTAACATATGTTATCAACACAATATCGTTTAAGGTTAACCGCAATCTGCAAAGATATAGGTGCTGGAGTCGAAGTTAGTTTAGAAGATATGATATGGGCAGAGAAATTGGCAAAGTCGAATACATCTGCTAGAGGTATGTTAAACACTGCAAGAAGAATTAGTACAGACCCGACAGACTCTTTTCTGAATGAGTTGAACATTGGAGACCCCGATTCAACTCATCATCGCAGGGGTTTCGGAGATCCACAAGATGTGGTAGACTGGTTCCACAATGAAAGGTCTGATGATTGGAGGCAGCGTGATTGAAAAAGGAGATAAGATAGTTCAGATGGTTTTGATTAGTCCTCACGAGGCAGACCATTTATTTAAAAAACAAGACGGTACATTTTATTGGTGTCATCACAGGAAAGGTGGTGACACCTTTTCTGTACCTGAGATACAGATGGAGATGTTCTCACCTCCACCACCTAAGAAGGTAGTAGTAGGAACAGATGCACCGCACCATAATATCTTAGAAAAATACTATGGTAAGGATTGGAAACCTGTACCACAAGAAGGATTGGAGGATCATTACTAATGAAAGGATACACTAAAGAAGATATCAGAAAGATTTTAGGAACTTCTTGTCCTACTATGCCCGAAGATTATGAGACTGGTAATGAGATGAGAAGAAGAAAGGGTAATGAGATGAGAGCAGGGTTGAGACCTTATCCAACATATCCTGCAAAGAAGGTAGGTCCAAACTTTGATGAGAATGGAAAATATATTTACCCAGAAGGCAGTGGATTTAATTATATGGATAGATTAGATCCTAATTCTGAATGGGGTGGTAAAGTATCATGAATGAAGTTGTCTGGTTCGTAAACAATATGGTAGCATTTCTCTTAATATTAGTAGGTGTCGTAATCTACTACATATTTAAGTACGATGAAATTTGGCCAAATGGGAGCGATGACACCACCAAGCAGGAAGAGCTGCTACAACTTCAGGGTAACGAAGATAAAGAAGGTAGTTGATGGTGACACTATTGATGTCATTATTGATCTAGGATTTGACATAGCGAAGACAGAAAGGGTACGGATCGCTGGTGTGGACACTCCTGAGAAAAGAACTAGAGACTTAGAAGAGAAAGCATTGGGTCTTGATGCTACTGCGTGGATGAAACAAAAATTAGAAGAAACAATTAAAGGCGATGAAGAACTTACTATTAGAACCGAACTTAAGGGTGGCATGGGTAAGTATGGTAGGCTTCTTGGTTGGATATATGTTGGCGATGCTGATGTATCACTCAACGAATTAATGATTCAAGAAGGTTACGCTTGGGCATATGATGGTGGAACAAAACAAAAAAACTTTGAAGAACTCAGAGAGATTCGTAGAGCACACGGTACGCTAGTAGAATAATGCCTACACAAAATGAAATCTATCTTGGCAATCCTAATCTAAAAAAGGCAAACACAACTGTTGAGTTTAGTCAGAAACAGATTGCGGAATTTATCAAATGTAAACAAGATCCAATATATTTTGCAAAGAATTACATTAAAATTGTATCTTTGGATGAAGGTCTTGTGCCCTTTAAGATGTATGATTTCCAAGAAAAATTAATTAATAATTTCCATAATTCTAGATTTAATATCTGTAAGATGCCAAGGCAGACTGGTAAATCCACTACTGCTGTTTCATATCTATTGCACTATATTGTTTTTAATGATAGTGTTAATGTAGGTATTCTGGCAAACAAAGCAGCAACTGCAAGGGAACTATTAGGTAGGTTACAAACTGCCTATGAAAATTTACCTAAGTGGATGCAGCAAGGTATTTTGTCATGGAATAAAGGATCAATGGAGTTAGAAAATGGATCTAAAATACTTGCAGCATCTACCTCTGCATCAGCAGTTAGAGGTATGTCTTTTAACATTATTTTTCTGGATGAGTTTGCCTTTGTTCCTAATCATATTGCTGAGGCATTCTTTTCCTCAGTATATCCTACTATCACTTCTGGTAAATCAACCAAAGTCATAATGGTTTCTACCCCATGTGGTATGAATCATTTCTATAGGTATTGGCATGATGCACAAAGAGGTAAGAATGAATACACTGCTACTGAAGTCCACTGGTCAGAAGTACCTGGTAGGGATGCTAAGTGGAAGGAACAGACTATTAAGAACACATCTGAACAACAGTTTAAGGTTGAGTTTGAATGTGA